CGTCATCCATCGATCCCGACTTGGCAAAACGCTTGTGTGCGTTGCTGGGTCCTCGCCCCTCGGGCTTGTAGGATCGTCCTCGTTTTGCTGCTGGCTTCGATGTCGATGCCTTCGTTTGTTTCTCTACCTGTTTGGACCCTTGGGCAAACTGCCAGGATTTTCTCAGAGCACTGACGATTCGGGCATCATAGGCTTGCCGAATATCCTCGTCAGAAAACCCGAGTTCCTTGACTGCAAACTCTCTGATCGCAGCCTTTTCGGCCTTTGCAGTGTCTGGGTCTCTCCACTCTGGGATGAGCTCTGTCAACAGTTGACGCTGTCCCTCCAGGGCTTGAGCGAACTGGTGTTGCTGCATCCTCTCCTGTTCCGCTGCGACCGCTTGCAGTTCTCGAGCTCTGATGTCTCGCTGCGCTTGTCGATCTCTCGCTAACTCTCTCTCCCTTACCCAGGCAATCGGGTCCTCGTCGTAGAGACGCTGCCAATCAATATTGGGTTCTGGGATCTCTGGCTGCTGTTGCAGCCTCTGAGCAATCTGCTGAACCGCTTGGATTTGTTGAGCATATTGCTGCTCAAGTTCCTCGACCGCTCTGCGCTGCTCGGCAATCGCCTGAGTCTTCCGGGTGTAGTCGCTCTGTCTTGAGTAGCCGTTGATGAGCTCGTCCAGGCTGACCTGGATTTCATCATCACCTACCTTGACTGTGAAGAGCTCGTCCCCATCTTCCTCATCTTCCTCAACTTCGTCAGAGTCCTCGGGCTGGTCCGCCTCGTCCTCTTCTACTTCTTCCTCTTCGGTTTCCTCAGCAGCCGGTTCGTTGACTGTTTCTTCTGTATCTTCCGGAGGAACATCTCCGATCAGAGCACTGAATGCCTCAGCGGCTTGTTCCTGCTCTAATACTACATCTTCCATTTACTACCGTTTCTTGCGTGTTGCTTTGGTTGTAGGCTCCGCTTGCGGGAGGTTGGCCTCCGCTCGCTTGCCTCGGTTTATCATCACATCAAACTGCTCCTGGAGCAGACGGTGTGACCTCAAAAGTAGATACGCTGCTTCTCGCTCCTGGGTGTTCTCCGGAGCACTCCACCGAATGATTCGTAACTGTTCCTCTTCCATTCGGGCGAATGCTTCCCGCACCGCTTCAGAGGCTAATAACTCTCGGGCTTGTAGTCCTAATTCGATTGTTTTTTGCTCGTTGTTCATAAATTGAAATTACTTAGATTATTTTTTAAGGGCCAAAAAGAAGAGAGCGGAGAGAAGAGATGTCTGAAGCGGGGAGGTCTATGTTGAATGCGTCAGTAGGGGATAGTGACGCAATCTCATCTAATAAGCCAGCGAACCGTCCACGGGATGCAGGTGGGTTGCTACGTCCCACTGCCCCTGGATCATTAAGTCGGTTATCTGCTCTGGTTGGAACCGATTCAGAAGCTCGTCTAGCCCGTCTAACAAGACTGCTACTTGCTGATCTGTCGATGTTCTCAACTCTTCCTGCAGAACCGATTCGACCCTGTTCAAAAAAAGTTCTGACTGGGTTTTGTCTAACATCTGGATCTCCGGTGTATTTCATTACAACGATCTCAGGCATTCCCTGAGATTCATCCCAACCTGTACTTTTCCAATAGTCTACCAGATCGTCAACTTCTTGTTTAGTATAAAATTCTTTGTTAAACGGAATTCTTTCGACTACTTCGAAACCAAATTTTTCATAAGTATCAGGAAGAAATCCTCTGGGGTTTTTTGCCGTTGGAACCGAGAAAGCATCAAGAACATTCCCACCTTGCCGTAGTGCTTCTAACATTGTGCCAGGACCTGCAACTCCTCTCGCACCTTTTTCATTATTAAAGACACTAACAATGGCAACATCATCATTCGCAAACAGTGGGTTCTTGAGCCCATACTCGCTGTTGTAGTTTGTCTCTCGCTTTAATCCAAACCCAATTTTCCCGTTCTCTCCCAAAGAGTACAATGACATCTTCCCAGACCTGATCATCTTGTTCAGATCCTTCATAGTCATTCTTCCGTTCTGTCCATCATACCGAGTCAAAGTAGAAGAAGCTGGAGATAGCGTCAATTCACGATTAAAGTCTGCAGCGCCTTTCGTCTGCTTGCCGCTCATCACTCGCCAGTTGCCTAGCCCTGCATCTGTCGCTAATCGTGCCTGTCTTGGGGATTGAATATACTGAAACGGTTGAGAGCGAATAGAGGAGGCTATCTCTGGAGTGATCGTTTGCAGTGGGTAGTCTCTTGATCCAAACACATAATTGATATCCCTCTCTGGCATTCCTGCCGCTCGTCGTGAGCCATAAAACTCAGGGTACAATGACTCTGATTTTACTGGAGCAGCAAATCTTCCTACCACCTCACCAGCAAATGTTTTTGTGTATGATGGATGCTCCCCTAGTACATCCTTGCCCATCTCGAGAGGGATCAGATTCCCATCTGCATCACGATACGGCTTCATCACCAACATCGGTTGGTGTCTCTGTGCTCCAGCAAATTCATCACTTAAAGTATCTCGAACAATTTTTGCCGCTGGAGAGCCTGCGTCAGTGGCTTTAGCAGACTGCAAAGTCTTTAAAATTTCTGCACGTTTATCAAAGCTCAACTGATCAGTAATCTTGAACACATCAGGATTCTGCAACCCTGGGAACTCTGGTACTTTTTTCTGAATCAAATCGTCTAAATCTTTTATTTGTTCAGAAGTCAATCGGTTGTCTCGCACATATGCGGCCAACTGCTTCAGCGTAGCATTCATCACAGACTGGTTGGACTGATGACTATCTGGGTTCATAGCGTGGACTGTAATATAGTCCGCCTTTTTCCCTTGGCCACCTACTAAATCACTTTTCCTTGCCGCCCAGATTGCTTCAGCCGGTTTGCGAGGCTGACCCACCTCCTGCATAAATGTTGGGACTGGCAAATCCCTAGTCTGTGCTTCTGCAATCTTTGCTCGCTTCTGAGGATCGAGAGACTGAGCAACTCGACCTTCCTGCACAACATACTCAGGGCCTCCCAATAAAGGCTCTGGGGCATCAATCTTAGAACTGCCAACCCCTGTGAAATATCGACTTCCTGCAGTCAGATCTGCTTCTATTGGGGCAATCGTCTTCCCAATATGCTCAGAAGGGTTAAATATTGGCACATCTTTAAAACTGCCTCCTAATTTGCGAACTTTTTTTGGCCTTGCAGCCTTGCCAACCTTTGTTGCCTTGGTTGTGGCTCCCATCCCAGCACTGGCGATGTTGTCGAGGTAACGCTGATACTCAGGCTCCTGGAGCATATTGCGGAAACGGTCCCCAGCCGTTGCGAACGGAGTGACCGGGTACTCCTTACTGAACTCCCCAGCCCGGTAGGCGTTTACTGCTGGAGACATCTCCATCCCCAGGTCTGTCAGAAAACTACCAAGGGCTGCTAGTGGATCGCTGCGCTCCTCAACCGGTCGTCTACGAGCTCCGTAGCGTGTTCTGGCCATCAGTTCATCCCTGGCTGTGGTTGTAGTCTCTGCTCATACTGCTGGGCCTCTGCAGCCTCAGTGATCTTGGAGAGCTCCCGATTGCGGGAAAGCATCTGGTAAATGGGCGTTGGATCAATTGGCACTCCGTGCTTGAGCTCGAGCTCGCGGATCTTGAGGAACAAATCAATCTCCTGCTGATCACGCTCCCGGTCGTCCTTGCGCTTCATCTCGACCTGGCGCTGGATCACGTCCATTTGTTTCTTCTGGACCTCTGCCTCTGCCAACATCTGCTCTGGCGTTTTCTCAGGCTCCTCCGGAGGTTGCTGTGCCATCGCCTGCATCGCTTCGGTTGGATCGTTCCAGAGACGAGCTCCATCGTGGATCCCCTGGAGCTCCAGCATCCTGAGCATCGTCTCCCGCCACTGCTGGAGACTCGTCAGTGGGTTGTCCTGGACCCCAAGCAGTTGGATCACCTTCTCCTGTTCTGCCAGAATCATCTGGTAGGTGGCAATCTTGCTCTGGGTGTCCAAGCCTCCCAAGGGAAGGGACACTCGAGCACTCATCTTGGGCCACTGAGTGGGATCTACCGGGACATACTGCCCTCGGATCAGGTAGATGTCCTCTGCACTACCGTGGTAGGTGGCTAGCCTCAGAATTTTCTCATACATCGGACGCATACCGGTTTCAGCCAGGTTGCGAGCAATCAACTCCAACCTCGCCTCGGCTGCTCCTCGTTGCATCTCTACCGCTGCTCTTGTTGTGCTCTGGAGATGTTCTGCTTCCAAACCCTGTGAGGCGCGACTGATCCCGGTTCTACTCTCTGCAATCTTGTCCAGGTACTCCAACATCGGGAAGACCTGGCTCCCAACATTCGGGACCTCGATCTGCTGAATTGCTCCTAGCTGCCGCATCGGAATCAGAGCTCCAATCGACGTATCCTGCAGATCGTCCACGTCCACTGCCGCTTCCAAGTAGCCGAGGCGCGGATTTACAGCCAGCGCCAAGGCATCAAGCTGAGATCTCAGCAGGGCCGAGCGGATCCGTTGCAGATCTCCAACCTCGTCATACAAACTGGTCCCTTCCCAGGAATGCGGGAGAGGCTGCATCCTAAACAGGATAAACGGATGCTCATCAACCGGTTCGTTGTTGATGATGTTGTGACTGGTTCCCGCTGTGCAGATCTTCCGGAGCTCACGCTTCCCATCACCATCGACATCTACGCGAACATAGCTCTCAGTGTAGATGATCTCCCGGTTCGAAAAGTCAGAGTCGTCTTCCTGGACAAAGCGGTGGCTCGGGTTACGGAGGAGCCACTCCTCATTTGATTTGTACTCCTGGTCTGGCCCAACGTAGTCCTTGAAACTCTCCAGCGGATAGCCCATCTCGACGAGGTCCGAGACCCTCAAGTGCTGTCGTCTTGCCACCAGCTTGCAATCATTCTCATCTGTTGCGTACCGATCAATCAGGAACTCCTCCGGAGGGACACTCTCGATCACGATCTCGCTTGTCATCTCGGTCTTGGCCAAGTCCAGGTCAAAAGTCCCATCCTCATTCTGCTGGGAATTGACAATCTGCCACTGACCCTGCTGCTGAATGTACGCTAGAGCATCTGGACCCACAGAAGAAAGCTCTCTCGTCTGGGTGCTCGATCGCTCATCGTGATAGACCTGGGCTACTCCGAGACCCTTGATCAGTGCATCCTGGAGCACGTCACTCATCACCAGATAACCGTTGTTCTTGTCCCGGAACAAATAGTTGACGTAGTCGGTTGCCTGCTCTGCGAAAGGCACGTCCTGGAGTTTGCGAGGTGTGAAGGAAATTGCCTTCTCTGATCCAAAGAAGATCCGCATCAAGGCCGGTAAGACCTGGTTGACCGAATCGTGCAGAGACCGATCAACAATCTGAGATCTACCATCTTCCTCCGGAGGAGAATGACCCGACTCGTTGAACGGATGTCCTAACCAGTACCGCATCGCCTCAGCCCGGTGCGGGCTGATGGTGTGGTCATTAAAGTCAATTGCATCCGTCAGAGTTGCTGAGATCCAGGACTCGAGCTCCTCAATTGACATCGGTTTCAATTCATCAGACATCAGACCTTTTTTTTGCTCGCAGCTTGGAGGCTGCGCTCAAATCCTTGAAGTGGAAAACCCTCTCGCTGTTTCTGCCGTGTACGGCTCCGCTATGCAGCGAGCCGTCTGGCATCTTGTGGGTTTTGCCAGTGTACCTTGTCCCATCTCTATAATAGTGGACTGCCTCTTTTGCCATATTATTTTTTCTTCTTCTTACCGTATGCCCCCATTACCTTGCTCTTGTATGCCCCCATTGCTCCACCGTGCTTCTTTCCGTACATCGTCTTCTCTCGTTGGAGATTAGCAAAATAGACCGAGCTTGGAGCTCGGGCTGGTAATTCTGTCACTTCTTTTTCTTTGCCCCAGCATCTGCGACTCGGAAGGTCTGGTTGGAAGGTCTCCCCTCCTCGCCCGGTTTCTTCATCCGCTCCCCACTGCCTGCAGCAATACGAGCTCGTTTTTTTCGGATGTTGTCAAAGAGATTTGGTTTTGCCATAAATCACCATTTTCTTAGGAATACAAAAGACTACGGGGCCAAGTATTTGCCCCAAGCAAGTCAGGATCATCTGGGTTGTAGGTTCCACGGTTGTGGATGGATTTTACTTTGCGAGGATCAAAGATGATGATTTCGTTTTGTCGATACCGTGGCATTGTGTAAGGATTCCCATAATCCGTAAAATCTTTCATAATCAATGCGTCGTATCCTTCCTCTTTTGCCTCTTCAATTCTTTCCTTCATCGTTTCAGCATCGTATCTCCCACCTGTGTAAACCATAGGATTTTCCACATTTAGATACACAGGCATTGTCTGCCCTCGATACTCGTCAATGCGTTTGCCATCATCATCTAAAACAAATTCACCGTCTTCATTTCTGACATAGTTAGGCATTCGACCAGCAAACTCATCAGCAAATTTTTTGTCTTGAGTGAAGAACATTGCTCCAGTGCCTACGGTGTCATCTGCCAAAGAGGTTGATCCAACATCAGGATCAAAACGGTCAAAATCTCTTTGTGTCCCGTGGTAAAAAACGATAGGGTTTCCTTCTCTATCTTTAATCAAAGAATCTCCGAACCAGTTGCGGAAGTTTCTCTCCCGAACCAGAGGTTCTGTGACCACCAATCTCCCTTGATCATCGAGGTATCCCTCATCCAGTCCGGTCTCTGTTGGGTTCAGCAGTTCTCCCAGCAATCCTCCTCCCTTGCGGAAGATGGTCCTAGCAATGGATTCCAGAAAGTCGGGTTCCTCTAGTTCTGCAGGCTCATCTAATAAGCCTTGATAGACATCAAGTTTCTTCACAGATCACCATTTTGTGCGAGCGGACCAGTACAGACTACTGAATTTATTACGCAACCCACTGGGGTTTTGCGCGGAGTGTCTCGCGTAAAAACTACGCTTTCGTTTCTTCTCTTTATCCGACTTTGGATTGGATCCTGCGCCAGACACCCCTTGCTGCCCGAATCGGACCAGCTTGACCTTGTTGCCTTCCTTTGCTAGCACAGCGTGGCTTTTCTTCGGGTGATTCGGTGTCCTCTTTGGCTTGTTTACCCCAGCGAAAACCTCTCCTCGGTACGTGATACTCATATGTCCTTCTCCAGGCCAGTACACTGTCGAGCGAATGAGTCCCCCATCTCCTTACGTTGCTCCACGGTGAGCATCTGCAACTGCTTCTCGCTGACAACGTCTCGGAACTTATCAA